CCAATAATTCCTGCGACTCCCGCAAAAACTGGTGGTGCTGGTACTGGCAATTTGAATGCAGCAAACACAACTCCGCATCCAAAACCTGTTAGTGTTGATAATAAGATATCTTTCATTTATTTGTTTTCTCCTTATATTTTTTTACAAAATTATTTATTCTATTTCTTTCATCTTTATCCCAATAAGTATAAAAAAGAATTTTATCTATTCCTTTATTTTCTAACTCAGTAAGTATATCGTTAAATTCTTTATAAGTAAAATATTCAGTCCTATAATATTTATAATAATCTTCAGAGTTTTGTTTACGTATAGAATCTATTTCTTCTTGTGTTTCTCTTAATATTACCCATATATAAATCATTACATTTCTATTTTCTATATCGTATGTTTTATTTTTATAATCTGGGTAATTAATTAATAATTTACTATTATGTTTTAAAGTTTTATTAACCATATCTTCATGTGCTACTGAAATATAATAGTTTGGAGTATCTTTATTAATTTCTTCAAGCACACCAACATATTCCGTTAAGTAATTAAACTTATCAATCTTTGATGATGAATCGTTTACTTTCCCTAATATGCCTCCAGGATTTTTTTCATCTTCTTTAGCCCAACCAGGTATAAGATTAATTTCAAGTCTATCTTTATCAATGTCGTTAATTGAATCATTTATCATACAAAGATATTGTGGAGAAATACCATAGGGTCTAACTGCTACCATATATTTAAATTGTTCATCTGTATTTATAGTTCTTGCTATTTGTGTAAAAAAATCATTTAAAGTAGTATCGTACACAAACAAAGCACCGCTATATTTATGATTAATTAGCTCTTGAACTTCACTAATGTATTTAGAAAAAATATAAAACTCCATAACTTTATTTTTTTTCTGGAAGAAGTTTTGTTAGTTTTTCAGAGTATTGATCTAATCCAATATTTTTTAATTCTTTTGAAACTTCTTCTATTGTTTTTTGTGATGTTTCAATATATTCAAATGCCCAATCTCTTGAATCAGAAAGAAACTTAATAAAGTTTTCTTTATGTTCCATATCATCAGAAGTTCCCATACTATTTTTTACCTGAGAATTTACTTCTTCTAATGCTTTGTTTTTTATAAAAAGGTCAGTCAATAATAGGTTAGATTTTTTTAGTTTGTCAAATATGGCTAAATAAGCTATTCCAAAAGAAAAAGAAAGGGTAGCAAAAAATATAATAAAAACTGTTTCCATAGTAACTATTGTACTCTATTCCCATACTCTAGGTTAGCCCAAAAAGGCTTCTCAGTGCCCCGTATGCCACCGTAGAAAGATTTTAGACCATATAGGTCAGCCTTGGTCTTGATACCTCTTATATTAGTTTTTTTAATCATTAATATTTTATTAGTCTTCCTCTATATTAAAAATATCTAAATCAGATATTGTTTTTAAGTTAGATGCTGCCCAAAGGGCTAATCCAGTTAAAAAAGATAAAACTACTACAATTATTATTTTTGTATTTTTTTTCATATTTCAATCATCACTCCACATCTTGTACATAGGTTATAAGTTTTTCTAGTATAAGGACACTCTCCAGCATTTATTAATGTATGGTTTTTTGTTTTGCAGATAATAGTTTGTAGTAATTGTTTAATCATTTAACTGCCTCCCTAGTTACTAAAACAACTGCTCCACAATCTTCTAAAGCTTTTTTTAATCTTACAACATATTGAAGTGCTGATATTTTATCATCATGCCCCATGTGTAAAAACTTTCTTTCATCTAATTTTACAGTAAGAAAGTGTTCATTGTCAATAATCTTTACGCCAAATCCTTTTGGAGCATTAATAGAATGAACAATCCTACGCATATTTTCTGTATACATTTTATATTTCTAACTTATTTACTGGTTCTTTTGACCAATGTATATAAGATCTAATATAAACTATAGCATAGGCTATTGCTGCAAATATAAATCCATACTGTTCAGTTGTTACAGCATAGATAATCCACAGACACTCATTGAATAATAATAGGTTCCAGCCCCAAATAGATTTTCTTCCTACAAAAAATATACCCGTGACTCCAATTGCTGCTAATACATATGACCACATTTTATTACTCCATAGTTAAAGACTGCCATGTTTCATACCAGTCTTGTTTTGTTTTATGTTTATTAAATTCTCTTGAAATTTCTCCAGCTTCTAAATATATTCCGCCCCAAACACCCCACTCTTTTCCAGATACTCCGTTGGCAAAACATGTTTTTTTAACTGGACATTTTTTACAAAATGAATCAACATTTTTTCTAGACTCTTCGTTGTCTTCGTATTTATCAAAATAAATATTTGTATCGGTGTCTAGGCATGCAGCTTTATCTTTCCACAAATGTTGCTTCAAGTTTAATCCTTATATTTATTCGGTATATCCCACCCATTAATTCCAGGCTTATAGACTCTGTGCAAATACCATTTATCTTTTACTCTGATTCCAAGTGGGGAAGTTTTTGCCATATCGGACTCTTTTAAATCAACAACATCCCATCCATCCCAAACCAAATTTGTATTCTTATTAACAATTTTTTCCATTGTGTTTAAACTTTTAATAATCATTTTTTCTCCTAGTATCTAAAAAGACCAACGTCAACATTATTTTCTTCTGCTTTTAAAACTAATTTTGATTTTAATTCTTTTGGGCGACTTAAAAAAACAAAATAGTCTACCTTTTCCATATTATTTTCTATGCTTAATGGAGGAACAATAAAGAACTTAATTTTTTTTCCTCTTGCCTTCATTCCACGTTCTGATAAATTAGAAAACTCTGAAACAAAATTATTTATTTTTAATGGTCCAGCAGAATAGATAATAAACTCTGTATCATCTTCCTTCATTCCAGAAAGGGCAACGCTCATAGAACGCAAGAATACGCTATAATCGTTAAATTCTTTTGTTCCCTGTACTGCCACTATCATTTGGTCCCACCCCTTGTTTTAAGTCATCAAGTATTGACAACATATTGTTTAGTTCTTTTGTTGACATATTTTCAACATTTAACGGTTCTATTGTTTCTTCATTTACTCTGCCATTTATAGCATCAGCAACATAAAAAACATTATCTAGTATCCAGTATGCCTTTCCATTTGTTATTACTACCTTTAACATATTTTTTTGAATATGTTTTTCAGACTGTGTTATAACCTTAGGTTTATCAAACATCTGTTTTGGAAAAATATCTTTAACCATTTCATAAATATAGCTTTGTGTATGTTTATGCTTTTTTAAAAATGTAATTCTTCTACTGTTTGATACTTTAATTATAGACCAAGAAACAAGCAATGTCAAGCCCACAATTGCCAAATATTCCATATTCTAGAACTTTCTTAAATCAAATGCGGTTCCTTGCCAAACCTTTTCTGTTTTTCTTTTTTCACGCTCCACAATTGCACGGCTCCAAGCAAAGCCTGCGTCTCCACCCCAAGCATCCCACATAATTCTTCCGTTTGACGGAAACTCTGGACCATCATAAAATCCTTTGCCTTTTTTGTCTACCTCATGACGAGAAAAAAAAGAAAACATTCTTTTAACTGTACTAAGAGACATAGCAGATCCATTTACAATGTCTGTTGCTCTACCCCATCCAACTGGTGTTCCAGCTCCTGTTGCCTTCCCATCTTCTTTCCACTTTAAAGCACGTCGTGCAGCAGCTTTCATTCCTGCATTGGGAGAGTATGTATCAGCCATTATTTATCCTTCTTTACGTGTTTTACTTCATAGGGTCCAAGAATAGATTTAACTGTACCGTTTTTATTTATACGAACAATCATTCCATCTTTAATTTGTGTTGGATTAAAAGATTGTGCTTTTTTCTTTGACATTATTTTGTAAATCCTTTTGGATCAAAAGAGCCATCCCAAATGCTTTTTGTAGTAGATGAGTTATTAGACTTATATGTGCCACCACGACGCTTATATTCTTGAACTACCCAGGAGTTAGCAACTGCAGATGGATAAACATCAAATTTATCTTTTGCTGCTTGCACAACTGTTGCATATAGTTTTGGATTTGAAGGTGTTGATCCACCTCTGCGTGGCTCAATAATTTCGCTATAATTTGGCTTCTTTGCTTTTTCCATTTCGTCTTCCATATCTTCTAATTTTCCAACTGGAACACAGTTTGGTACCATGCGTCCACCTTTGTCTTTCATACCACGCTGCTCATATCCAACCCAACATTTTTTTTGCATGTTGTCCCATTTGTCCATCTCTTCATCATCTGAATAGTAGGAGTCATTTGATTTACCAATCTGTGCATCATACATTGCCATCAATGTTTCTGAATCTGTTTTTGGAATCCCTGAATCGGTGGAACCCATTTCAACAACTAAATCTACTGATACAGATAATGATTCAATCTTAATCACTTCAGACATACGATGATAGGTAACGTATGCTTTTTCTTCCCATGCACCATCTTCTTCTTCATATTCACGAACAATAACTGGCTTATCATTTTCTACATATTCCATAGAATATTCTGATCCTGGCAATCCAAGCAATCCTGGATTAGTCATTACGTACTCAACACGACCAACCATATTTTTATCGTCTTCGCCCATATACATTACAAAGTCGCCTTCTTTAATTTCATGCATACTTTTCCCTATGTTACCTTCAGAGCGATTGATTGCATAAATTTGTGCTGCTGCCTCTGCCCTTGTCTCATGGCATCCCATAACTTCATTTGTACCTTCTTTTAATGCAGGGTATCCAGAGCACCCAAATGAGCCCTTGGCTCCAACTTTATATGGCATTAGCATCCTCCCAGACCTATATACTGATTATATCAGGTTTTAAGTTTCTTTATTAAAGGGATTTGAGGCAGAAAGACGTTTAAGCTCTTCTATAGACCATTTTTCACTTTTACTTAACTTAGCAATTTCTGATGAGTCAAATGATTTTTTATTTAGTTTAACAATTGGGTCATTTGAAAAAAAGTCTATATCTACATATCCTCTTTCCCACAATGAAAGTATTTCAGAATTTACAGAATTCATATGGTCATAGTACAATTCTGGCATTATTTCTTTAATTTTGGGAGTAAATGCATACAACAGTGAACCATCTTCAGAATCAATGCCTACTACCTCCAAAGCTCCATCAAGTATTAGCCTTTCAATCATTTCGTTTTCATTAAAATCCATATTTTTTCCCTCTGGATTGAGCATTCTTTTAAGTATTTTTTTCATAGTTAATAAAATTTTCTAGCTCTTTTCTAGTTTTTGCGCCACTTACTCGTGCAATCTCAACATTATTACTAATTAAAATAAAAGTTGGAACAGTCTGAACTTCAAAGTCTTCAACCATTTCCAGCTCAGTATCAACATTAATAATAAAAAACTTTGCATTAATCTGTTCACGATTTAAATCTTCAACAATAGGTTTAACTTTTTTACAGGGATTGCACCAGTCAGCTGTAAAATATAATACATGGTTCATAATCCTGAGGCCTTTCTTGCTTTTGCAAGTGCTGCAAAATCTTTTATTTTTGTTTCACCCATATATCCCCAGGCATGACCATTATTAATCATTTTGTCATTAAGTGAAACTGTGTCCCCATCTAAATAAACCCATCCTAAAATACGACCATATTTTTCTGAAGAGTTAATTTTTTCTGTTTTAATTACTATAGACTTAGCCTGATCAATGGAGTGTTTCAGATAAGCCTTTGCTTCTAAACCTAAGACCTTTTCAGCTTTATCCGTTGTCCTAGACTCTGGAGTATCAATACCAGCCAGCCTTACCCTTGAGCTGAAGGAAATGTCAAATCCAAGATCAATATCTACATCAATAGTATCCCCATCAACAACCTTGGTTACTTTTTTTACATAATATTCAAACATTTTTACTCCTCTAACCTTGAACGTTCATCAATAATTTCAACCATAAAGCTCATCATATTTTTATATCCAACAGCATTATTCATTATTTTGTTGTAGTGATGAGAACAAAAAAGTAGTTCGCCAACATTTCCAATTACTTTTACATATGCTTGTGATGTACAGGAGTCACACCTGTCTGTTGCATCAAGTAGATAAACTTTTTCATGGGTTTCCATTGTATTCATATTGTACTACCGCTTTCTGTTATCAGTGGAATAAAATCCATTACCGTTGAAAACTGCACCTACATTAGAGTATACACGAACTAAATTTGTATTGCAAGTTTCACAAACATAGCCAGGATCGTTTTCGTTAATAGAGCGTTCCTTTACATATCTTTGTGCACATGGCATGCAATCATATTCATATAGTGCCATAGTTTACTTCTTCTTTTCTTTTACTGTAAATCTAATAATTTTAATATGCATTGTTTTATACTTTCTTTTCCCATGGCAAAGCTTTTCCAAACTGGCCTTGCAATGTTCTTTGATTTTTAGTAAATCCGCCATTTACTGAGTGTGCAAGTTTAAATAAGTCTGGAACTGCAAGATCTCCTTCTTTCCATTTAAGCACCATTTGAATGTTTTTATTTGTCCAAACTTCATTACAAATCCAGGAAATTAATTTTCTATGCCTATTTATTTCTTCTTTCTTTGGTTCTCGTCCATCAAATTTAGATAAACTATTTAGCTGACCATTATGTGCAAAAAGTGACAATCTTAGAGTCTTTTCTTCTGTTATCGGATGAACCTTTACACAATTAAAATCTTTTAAAATTTTGATTTCTTTTACTTCGTTATCTGTATATCTAAATTCTGTTGTATTAATTTTATTTACGCATTTAGAAAGAAAATCTTGATTTTCTTTACTTAAGCTTTGAAACATTTTTTCCATATCAACAAAATAAGTATGACCAGAACCTTCAGAGCATTGAAACTTTTCCATTCTCCATGTTGCTCCATGGTGAGAGTCTTCTTCATTTTGAACATGCTCTATATGCCAAGCAAGCATTAGCTCATCTTTAGTTGTAGGTTTGTCATCTTTCATGTGTTTGTGGTGGTCCTCTGTATAATCTAAAGTTGAAGGATTTTTTGAATTAGGATACCACCCTAATAAGTCTCCAAAAAAAATCATTAGTTCTGTTTGTTCTTCTTTACTTAAGTTAGCATTTCTAAATACAATAATCTTATCATTTATATAAATATCCTTATATTTATTAGGATTAGATTTAATTTCTTTTATTGATGTAAAATCTAATGGATTTACTTCTATCATTACTTAACTTTTTTTCCAAAACGAGCCCATACTCTTTCGTGTAAAAAGTATCCAAGCGCTTCCCAGCCTATATAAATAAGAGCGCCTAAACTAGCATACTCCCATTCGCCAGTAAATAAATAAATTACTCCAGCAACTCCTACTAGGTGAAAAGTTTCCCAGCTAAGCGTCTTTAGCAATGTTCTTTTAGTTGATTCCATATTAATTTTCCTTAATCTCTTTTAATATCTTGCTAATTAATTATAGCATTATAAGGCCTGTGTTGTCAACCTATTATATGTTCTTATTCTATGACAATTAGCACAAACTACTTCACATTTTGATATTTCTTTTTTTATTGCTGCCCAAGAAAATCCATCGTGAATCATTCTTGAAATATTATATTTTTTATCATGCAGGTGGTCAAAATCTAATATTATATGATTTTTTATGCCACAATCAACACATCC